AATGAACGTCTTTCGAGTTCAAGTGCTTCGATGTCTGCGCGAAGCTCTGCTTTAGTCTTAATCATGGTGTTATTTCTCCTGATTTTGTGTATAGAAAACAAATCGCGCACGGCGGTTTTGTTCTTCCCGTTCTTTTGCTTCTGCTTCTGCTTTGGCTCTCTCTTCTGCTTCTTTCTGTTCAGTGGCATTGTCAGTGTCGTTTGACTGCTGGTCTGTTTCTGCTGAACGGATCATTGCTTCTAGATTGTCTACAACAGCGCGAAGCTTTGTTTTATCTTCTTCTGAAAGCTGTTCACGTTTCAGAATTGCGTTAACTTCTTCAAAGTCCGTTCCGCACTTTTTGAAGAACGAACGAACATCTGTATTACCTTCTGGGTAAGCTGGGAAAGCGACACACACGGAAATTTCAAGAAGTTTTACTTCCACTAATTCGCGCAAGTCGTGGTTTAAGTCAATTTCGGTCCACTGGGTTTTTACAGGAATAAAACCGAAAGACAAAGTGCGACAATCGCCGCGTTTTATAATTTCGTATGCGTCGTTTCCGTCTGTTGTGTTCGGAAGATCCACTTCAAAATGCAAGCCGTCTTCTTCGCTTTTCATACGAAGGGTTCCAGCGGTAGAACTTCCCAGAATCTTTGTCACGTCATGGCCCAGCAAACATTTAACTTCTGCTTTGTCTGCAAGGGTTTTGTTAAATGCAGTAGGGGTAATTCGTTCAGTCGTTCCGTACATATCAACGGAATCTGAATTGTAAGGAATTACGCCTTTAATTGTGCGCTTGTCGTCTTCTACGCCATAGTCGCAACTACGAATGAAAAATTCGCCTTTTGGCTTGTCGTTTTTAGTCGGTTTCATTTCTTTTTGCCCTCATAAGTAATAGTCATTTTTGTTTTCCATAATTCAGGTTTTTTGGTGAATTTTCCCAAATTATTTTCTTTCCCAGCCCTTTTAAATAACCTACAATCATTGCAAGGGCGGGGCGCTCTCTTATATATTCTTCCTGGGAATCCTGCGGGCACCCAGTAATAAGAACCTCTTCCACATCTTTTTCAAGAAGCGTTTCAAGTGCCATTCCGCACGCTGAACAATTAAGCGGCAAGCCTTCTTTGTCACACATTCCATAAACTACGGAATGTAGATTTCTTCGCACCAGCTTTTCAGGGTGTTTTGTCTGCAAGCCGTGTAATTCATAGTAGCGGTCACAATCGGGGTCAGCATTTCGGCCCAGCGTCCAGACGGTATAACCTTTCTTTTTAAGTTCCTCTCCGGTCGGGTGCGGAATCGCAAGCCCCACAATTGCTATTTTCACTGCTTGTCGTCTCCTGCCGGCGAATGCTGGTCGCTGTCGTCTCCGCCCTTATCATTTAAGCCCTGCGCTGTAAGTTTCTGTTTTGCCATATATGCGTTAATGGTTTCATCGTTAAGCGGCATAAGATTTGCCGGCATAAAGAAGGTGTCTCCGGCTTCGATTGGTGGCAAGTTTTCTTTTGCGCGAACTTCGTTTGGTGATAAAATACCGTTGCCGATTTGTTTTGCGTAAGCGTCCACTCGTTTTGAAAGGGCAACTTTAAGAAGTCCGTGGAAGTTAAACTTGAAGTAACAATTATCATCAATTAAAAGATTGATGGATTCTTGCAGCTGAATTGCAAGCGGTTTAATTGCAAACTCTGTAAGAAGGGTAAACAGATTTTCAAGATCAAGATTTGCGCTCTTGCCTGAAAGAAGCTCACCAGGAAAGGCGAAAATATTTGCAATTTCGTGTTCCTGAAATTCTCTGTTTTCGATGAGCGTTGCGGCTCTGTTGTCTGCATTCTGCCCGATTTCGGAATATTCCATTCCCTTTTTCTTGAAAAGTGGCTTTCCGGCATTCTCTGGGCCTGCATAAGTTGCGGTGTAATCGTTGCGCAATTCCTCAACCTGTTCTTTTGTAGCGTCTGGAAGTGCGTTTGAAATATCAATAACAAGGCGCTTTCCGCTTATGCCTTTATCGAATGCACTGTTTGTGTAGTTGTCGAGTTTGTGCGCTGTGTCAAAGGCAGCGTTTGCAGCTTTGAAGATGGAAGAACCGCCGTTGATTGTCGAATAGTCAAAACGGGAAGGAATATAAAGCACATCATCATCGGTGTAACGGTGGCCGTTATGCAAAAATATTCTTTCCCGTGTGAATTGGTCGCGTGTTACTGTTGTTTCTTGCGGGCTTAAACGGAATAAAGAAACAAGCTGTCCTTCTGTGCCTTTTCCTTTCTTCCACATAATACCGCCGTTGTAATAATCTACAATCGACTGATAAAAGAAGTTAAAATGTAGGTCTTCAAGATTCGGTCTCGCTAAAACTGCGTAAAGCGGATGATTTGAAATTTCTTTGTTTGTGCGCTTGTTATAAATCCCATAAGACAGCCCCGCAAACTCACTGGCTATGCGGTCAATTGTCGCAAAAGATGTACTGTCTCTTCCTGTAAGCTTTGCGGAAGCGTGGCGATAGTCTGAAATATCGCGGGGGCGTTCCTGTGCCTTCGGATTCGGATTTGTTCTTTTTAGAAAACTGAAAAATCCCATGACGTTTATTGCTCCTATAAGTAATAGTCATTTTTGTTTTAAAAAAGTGACTTTACATCATTAAAACTTAGTGTCGGCGGTGGTGTCATTACTTCCGGGTTATGTGCCAAGCCGTGGCACATTATCGAAGTTATAACGCCATCTATACGGCGGGTGCTGGTTTTGGATGGTTTCATAGGTTTGTAATTTCCGTTCGGGTCCGGCCTGATTTCTGCGTTGTTTATCATCCACGCCATGACGGGGTTATTATCAACTATTAAGCCGTCTTTTATCGCTTTTTCATAACTCTTTGTCATTGGCGAAAGCTTCTTTAATGACTGCTCAATTTCAATCAATAGAATGTCTGGGCGGTTTGCTTCCACCTTTTCTATAATGTCGTGGCTTTGCCATTTATCGTAACCAAGCGCAAGAATTTTGTATATTTCAGCGTCGTTCAAAAAGTCGTTTACAATAAAATCATAATTAACAGTATTTCCCGGCGTTGCTTTAATAAGCCCCTGATCTATCCACTGGAAAAAGTTAATGTTTTCTTTCTTGTATTTTTGAAACGCCATTGCTTCCGGGATGTAGAAGCGGTGTTTATAATATTCTTTGCCTTCGTGCTGAAAAATAAGACTGTAAACCGTCAAATCGTCTATATTTGAAAGGTCCGTTGCAGAACAGCAAGGCATATTTTCAAAATCATCAAAATCAACTTTGATTTCTTTGTTTTTCTGGAAAACTTCAAGCGGAATCCAGGATTTCTTCCCACCGCCGCCCCAGATATTGAAAGTTTTTGCTTTAAGTTCAGGAATCTTTTCCGGCGAAACTTGCGCGTCGTTTATGTCCGATTCGATAACAGAAGGGTCTATAATGTCATATAAAGACGGGTTCGCTTTTTGCCATACTTGCGGGTTTTGGTAGTCGTCGCCCTCGTCGATTGCGTAAATAATACAAAAATAGTCTTCCTGCGTTTGCAGCTCGTTCAAAATGCGGCGGGCTTTTAATGTTTCGTCATAACATGGCACATTTACATCTACATCGGCGGTCGTGATAATAACGCCCTGCGCGTCTTTTTTGGATCTTGTGCCGTACTGCATGGAAGTAAAAAGCTTGTCGGTTGCGTAAGCGTGGTATTCGTCCAGACAGTAGAAGCGGGGCTTGAATCCGTCTGTATCTTTTGCACCATCGCAGAAAAACGCAAGGCGTGAATTATCCATAGTCACGGCAAGCGAAAGCGGGGTGCAGTTGTCTTTTAAAGCCGGGTCTTCGTTGATGATTGTGACAATTTCTTTGTAAGTCTTTTCGGCCAGATCATCACGGCTTGAAACAAGGTAGGATTCAGAAGCAGGATATTTTATAAAATTAAAAAGCGTAAGCGGTAAAAGTAAGCCGGTTGTTTTTCCGTTTTTTCGCGCTACTTCTATATAGCCCGTTCGGTAGCGTTTGCGGTCCGGCTCGTTTTTGTGTCTCCATCCTTCCAGCTGGCACATGCAGAAAACCTGCCACGGCAGAAGCTTCAAACATTCGCCGTTCAAGTCCGCCGGTTTTAAGCTTTCCGCAAACTCGCACAATATATCAGCGTCTTTTTGTGAGTAGAAAAAGTCAAAGCTTTCTTCTTTCTCTCTTTTCAGGTCGTTTATATATCTTTTAATTGCTTTAATGGTATACACGCCGGCAGCAATCTTTCCCGACAGTACATCATCGCAATATTTTTTCATCATTTCGTGATATTTGCTCATTTTGTCCGATTTCTCAAAGCTAAAAGTTTATCAACGCCGGAAGCGTTCTTTTCGATTTCCTGCGATGTTTTTTGAATGTTTAACAAGTCAAGCGTAAGTTTTGAACGTGCGGAAGGTGAAATATAATATTTTGCCGCCAGGTCATTAAACATCTGGGTAAGTTTCGACACGATTTTTAAACAGATGTCATAATTCGCAAGGGCGGCAGCGTCCGAAAAGCTGCATTGTGAAAACTGCTCCTGTGCTTCCCGCAACTTTTCAAGAATCAACATCATGTTTTCAAGTTGCGGCACGTCATTATAAGAAAGCACCTGCATTGAAATTAAGTTATTCGTCAGACGCTTCCAGTATGAGCGCACATATTTTGTTTTGATTGTCTTAGGGCAAGTTACTTTTGAATCCGGCGGAATTATCACGCCAGGGACGGCACTGATTTTTTTTTCTGCAATTTCTTTGCCGTTGTCTCTGTCCTTTCTATATGTGCCCTCGAGTTTTTTTAACGCGGTGGGCTTCCGCGGTCTTCCTGCCGGCATTAAAAATCCCCCTGAATTTTCAGAATAATTTTGACATTCTCTCGCGAAAAC